ATGCTTCTTTTAGATCAGATGGTCTTATGGGGTCAGTGATTAAAGTTTCATCAATTTTTACACGTTTTACCTTTAATTCATCTAATTTTTTATCTTCTGAAACTGGTGAAAATATATATATTGGACTGTTCTTATGTGCTTTTTTATAATTCCTTATGTATCTACTGGCATAATGTGATTTACCACTACCTGATGGTCCGCAGATATAAAGTATATCCCTTTCTTGCGTGGTATTAGGTATTGGTTCAAATTTGCCATCTTTTAATGTCATTTTATTAAAACTATCAGGTAAATCATCTTCAGAAAGTGAAATTATCGTATCCTTTTTTCCACCTTCTACTTTACATATTGGTCTGCCTACATTTTTTAGATTAAACATTATTATATACTATTATATATTTTTTTTTAGAATATTATTATCTAAAAAAATTTTGCCTTCCATATTTACCTTTTTTTGAATTTTTGGAATTAATCTATATACGACATCTACTTTAGGGACAATTCTATCATTTATTAAATTTGCCCTTATCATTTTTCGTATCAAAGGATCATCGTAATTTTCTAACAATAATTTAATTGCCTTTAGATTAGATAACTGCTTATATTCACCACCAGTATAATTATTTAAAAATGTTGATATCATTTTACCACGTGGTTTATCATTTTGTATTTTAGCAATAGAAAAAAGTCTTTTTATTACTTTATAATAATTTTTTTCCTTTAGTAGATCTACAATATCTTTTTCAATTTCCTTTACTACATCTTTAATTTTAGGATTTAGGTAGTAATTTATTGACATTTCTTTAAAATGACCATCAAAATAGATGATAGTATCTATCTTCATATATTCAATATTATTAAAATTTTGTGTAGGTATTTTTACATCGTCTATCTTATCAGCACCAAATTTAATTTTCTTACCATCTTTATACTGTATTTTTAATTCTATAAAAAACATATTTTGATTATCATCAATATTTTTTATAATTTTTAATAGTTCTTTTTCAACGAAAGTATGATCTATTTTACCTTCTATATATACATCTAAATCTATATCACCAGCATTACGTTGTGATTCTAAAGAAAATGATCCTATTACTGATGGTTTTCTGTTGCCAAATGATACCGCCTTAAAAAAAGGTAGTAATTCCATGTCGGGTAAATTTCTTTCTGCGAATATATCCATTATATAATTAAAATATATTATAATTATATTATGTTTAAAATTAATTCAGTTGAATTTAAAAAAAAGCACAAAATTGACCCTAATCAATCATTATCTTTAAAAGAAATATCTGAACTTTCAAAAATGCCACTAAAAGCACTACAGGAAGTTTTTGATAAAGGTGTCGGGGCATACCACACGAACCCCACAAGCGTTAGACCTATGGTGAAATCACCTGAACAATGGGCGTTCGCAAGGGTCTATGCCTTCGTCATGAAACGACCATCAGTATATGGTAAAGCAGATAAACACATCGCAGATAAATATAAAATATAAATTTTCGGTATGATACAGTCTTTTGGAAAAATACGACTTTTTAAGAATATACTATAAGACTATTTTTAAAAAAGTCGTAATTTTCCAGAAAAGTTTAAAGAAAAATATCCCTTTATATCACTTTACCAAAGTATTTTAAGTGCTAATTCATTGGCGGAATTTCTTCCTAATTTTCTTTTGGTGGTAATAGCACCATGACTTTTTTGGAATCTATCACGCATCTGTTTAGCAGTTCCTTTAGGCACTTTTTTCATCTTTTCAAGGTGTGTATAAATAAAATTGTCTTTATATCCTACAGCACCAAAATGTTTTACACCATCTTCTGTAGAAATTCTTAATTTATGCTTATCATCGTTATCTATAGTTAATTGTTTTTCATCATATCCTGCTTTTTTTGCTTGTTTTTTCATGTATGCCAAATATTTAACAGGATCTATACCATATCCTTTTAATTCTTCATAAAATTTAGTGCCTTTTACACCACGACCTTGACGTTCATCACCACGTGTAATTATAAAATCTTCTGTAGTTCTTGGGTATGTTAGTGGTGGTTCAACCATATTATTTAAATCTACGACAGTTTGACCCCTTCTATTAGTGGTTGTTTTTGGAACTAAATTATAACCTGTTTCAAATGGATCATAATCTAATTGTCCTACTTCATTCCTAAAATTAGTAAAATTCTTTTGTCTTAAATATTTAGTTCTTGGTTCATTACCTTTTAATCTACTAATTGCTGTTTGACGTTGTCTTTCACGTAAAGACATTTGTGATTCAGCAAAACGTGGTTTATTAGCAATTGTAGCAGTGTCTGATGGTTCTAATTCTGATAATGTATTACGTAATTGTTCATTTACAAATCTTTGATTTACAATATTTTCCCTTGGTAGATCAGGATTTTTTAACATTCTTTTAGTTTTTAATTTTTCAGTTCTTAATCTACGGGCATATCTTGGTAATTCACTAAATACTTCCATTACACCTTCTTTTATTTTATCTGCCTTACCATAAGGATATCTTTCAGGGTGTGCTATTACATCTTTACAATAATCAGCAAATCCTTTAAGGTAGTCATATGATATATATTTTTCATTATTTATCTTTACTTTTGTTTCACCTAATCTAAAATTTTTAATATTAGGATATAAATATTTACTTCCACCACAACTACATGCTGTAAAAATATCATTTAAATATTGATCATCTACTTCACAATCACCACTTTCAAAATATGGTAATTTATCTTCACAATATTCCTTAAAACTATCATAATCACCATCATCTATACGTTCTTTTATTTCACTTTCAAATGCTTCCATCACTAAATCAATTTGTCTTGCTTCTTCTATTAGACCTTGTTTATAATAAAACATAACTGTAATATAACTGGATACGCTACCAAGACTTAAAAAATTATATTTATTAATTTTTTCCCATAGATCATCTTCACTATTTTGATTATACAATCTTTTAAATGCGTCCATAATATATTTACCACCGCCAAGACCACATAATAAATCAATATATAAACTATTTGATTGTGGTGATAATTTACAACCTGATGACATCATGATTTCATCACCTTGATGTTTAAAAACAATACCAAAAGTTGGATTAGCAAATAAATTAAAATTCCACTGTTCTTCACTACATTTATCTTTACACCAATTTGAATACCTTCCTTGATTTAATTGTTCAGTTAAAAAAACTAATGAATTTAAAATCGCATAATTTTTTACTGATTTAGTGGTAGCATCACGTCCATTTACCATCCAACCACAAAAACCACCTTTTGTATTTTCTTTACACTTTTTTAAAATATATTCATACATTTCTTTTAAATTTTTATAATTTACATATCTACTTGTGGTTTTACCATCATGTATATCACTGGCACTAATTATAGTTTCAGTTTCAAAATCAGGAAATTTACTTCCATCATCTACAAAACCAACGGCAAGACTTATTTTTAATGCTAATTCTTCACGTTCTTCTTCTGTAGATCTTCCATGTAAATCTAATACTTGTTCATCAATAATTTGTTCTATAATATCGTCAGGTTCAAGATCACTATCATAATCATTTTCATATTTAGACAAAAATAATTCTTTATCTAATGGTTCAATTTCTTCATCATTATTTAGATTATATTGTTCTAATTGATCTTCATACATACTATATACTGTTTGATTTTCTGATTCCATAGTTAATTCTGAAATATTAGATGATGTTCTTGCTTTTACTTTATCAACACTTTCATCATCTGTATCTAATTTTGTCTGATTTCTTAAATTCTGATATTTTATTGTCCCTTCAACTACTTTATCTATTGTTTCATCAACTGTATCGTCTGTAGATCGCCATATAGTGCTAAAATCATTTATAAAATCACCAACGCTAAATTCTTCAAGACCTGTTTTTTTCATTTTTTTTACATATTTTGCGTAGTATCTATTATAATCTTGTGGCATAATATTATTAGTAGATCTACCCATACCAAATCTACGTCTTTCACTTTGTTCTATAGCAAATTTTTGTTTTAATGCTGTTTTCTTTGATAGTCCTTTTTTACTAAAACAAACTTTTTTATCATCTTTTTTACATACTTTGAATTTGTCTTTTTTAACTTTTTTAAGGTCGTAAGGCATAATTATATATTTAATTTAGATAATAAAATAAATATATAATATATATATATATTAATATGGCAAGTCAATCAATGGCAGGAAAAGCAAATTATAACACTGATCCAAATCATATCTATTATGATTTACAATTATTAAATAACGATACTGTAGGTAAATCTGAATCTTTACCTGTTAGATTTTCAGAAACAAGAACAAGCACCTTATTAGCGAATCCTTCAGAATATTTTTTATCAATTCAACGTTTTAGTTTAGATACACCAAGTTTGCCCTTATTTTTACCTGAAGTAGAAACCAGAACAGATACATTTTTTAATGTTGCTTCAGATCCTAACCAATTAGTTTATAAAATGGCAATTTATGAATGGGGTAGTGGAACAGACCCATTTATAAAACCAGTATCATATTCTAATCAGTATAATATCGTCGTCCCACCACCAACAGTATTAGATTTAGATGCTTTAAGTAATCCTTATTATTTTGTATATCAATATCGTGATTTTATAGATATGTTAAACGTCACCTTACAAGGTTTATGTCAAGCAGGTAGTGTTCCACCACCATTTATAGATATAGATACATCAAATATAATTACTATATATTTTCCACAAAAAACTGGTGTTCCTGCTGGTGAAGCAACTGTAGGGGGATATGATCCTATATGGAATGATGACCCCAGCGACGCAGGTAAATGGGTATTATGCTTAAATTCACCTTTATGGGCATTATTAAATTCATTACAAACAAGATATATAGATTCATTAAATAATTTAGGCACATTATCACAAGGAACACAACCTTTTACACTATTAACTGACCCTACAGCAACTGCTGGATGGTATGTTGTTAAAGTAAATCCATCACAATCATCAGCATCACCAACACCATCAGTATATAATGTAAATCAAACTGGTGGATTTCCTGCTTTTGGTCATCATTATCTTACTTTACCTTCTGCTTCTACATTTCCATATCTTTCAGATCTATATGCTGGTGTCGTTTCATGGTCAGTAAATACAACACCATATTCACCTACACCTATATGGAATTGTGTAAGACAACTTATATTTACTACCGCATTAATGCCAATTGTGAATGAATTGGTAGCAACACCAGCAATTTTTAACAGTAATATAGCATTAGATACTGATAGTGCTAATAATAACTTTAGTCCAATTATTACAGATCTTGAAGTGCCATTTACACGTGGTGATGAAACCAAACCATCAATTTCATATACACCAACAGCAGAATATCGTTTAATTGATTTACAAAGTAATTCACCTATCAATAGTATAGAAATATCTATTTTCTGGAAAGATGTATATGGTGGTATTCACCCATTTTTATTAGAACCTGGATGTAATGCCAGTTTAAAGATCTTGTTCCGTAGAAAAGTGTTTAATTTAATCAAACTTGAAGAATACACTAAACCAGCGATTTAATAAAAAATTTATTTAGTTAAGAAATAATATATATATATAATATATATATTATGTCAAACGACTTCAAAAAAGTTCTTTTAAAAGATGATCGTCTTATGGTTACCGATTCTTTAAACTACGCCGTAATAAAAGGTGGTCAAAATGTTGTTTCCCAAGTAGCATCAGCGATATCACAATCCACCAGTAATATCAGTTTTAACGTCCAAGTCCCATCAGAACAGACCATAATAGATCGTAAAGTTTATATCCAATCTACTGTGACCTTAAAATGGGAAACTGGCACTGCTGAATCATTCTGTTATGGTCAAACCTTATCATTAGCACCATTCCCTATCCATCAACTTTGTTCTACCATCCAAACTACCATCAATAATAACGTTACCAGCATAAACATACGTGATGTTCTTCCCTTTTTACTTCGTTCTAATGACAGTCGTGAATTACAAAAATCTATGTCATCATCCCCTTCTATGCCTGACAGTTTATATTATTATTCTGATGCTAACGGCACAGTAACAAATAATGTATTAGGTAGTATGTCCC